GGCGCATACTCTGCAGGCACATAACGGTAGTCAAACCTTTCGTGGTCAAACTCATATTTAGCAATGCCATACACGTTATATGCAGGCTCAATCTCATTTAAACTTCCTTTTTGAATGCGACGATAATACTTTGGCTGGCCTGCAGGGGTTCTAACCCTTCTTTTAATTGCATGAACTTTGCCGCCGGGAATAACCAGCCTGTGTGGACGAACAATTACATAAGCAATGTTGCTCGCGTCAAACTGCTCTTGCCCTTCCTCGTACACAGGTATTCCTTGGCTTCCAAGAAGCGTTCCGTTCCAGAAAGCATTTTTATTGCCCGTCAGGTCGTCCACCCAGACGCCAAACAACGGTCCATATTGACTGCCCGCATTGGGCTGAAACTGCTCACCTTCAGCAGCGTTATCAATAGACTCAGCGGTTTGGTTGATTACAAACTGCTGGCCATCTGGCTCTGCTCTATAAATTTTTGTGGAGTCAGAAAGAGATGCAGCATTGTTTGGATCTTGCGTTTGCGTGCTTACCAACGCTCCATTAAAACGCGCTTCGACCAAACTCCCGCCAGCGTCTACTTCAACAAAGTACTCAGAGCCTGAAGACTGGCTGTACTGCGCTTGATCGCTAACTTCAAATCTGTTAATTGCTGGAATTACGCCAACGATGTTACTTTGCCCGGTGCTGTACTGATACTCAGCGCCAAGAGGCACAATTCCTCCATCATACTTACCAATACCATTTATGTTTTGGTTTACTTGGTTTGCGTCAACAGCAACGCCGTAGATTAAACCTGAAAGGTTCGTACCAACTGGGTTGGGCTGAACTCTTGGTTCCTCAGTCGCAGTATAGACAGCATCCTTTGACGCTTCTCCGTCTGAATAAACGTCGAGGTCAATAACTGATCCTTCTTGCTCAGTGCCGGAAATAACTTGTTTGAAAATAAATTCGTCGTTTGATGCTTTTTTATCCGTAATAAAATACTCGTTGCCGGTGTATCCGATTTGTATATTGCTGCTGTGATAAACCTGTCCAAATCCTTGGCCAGTCAAGACGTGAACCGGATTTGATTGTCCAGCTGGAGCAATATGCAAGTCATCTGCCGTACTACCCGGCAATGGCAAAATCTTGAACTCGTACTGACCTCTTGGATGTGAGATCAATAGGCTGTTGTATTGAGGCTGCGTGTTACTGCCCCTGACCGCAAAAATTTGTTCAGAAGAAATGTCGATAAAATTAGAATTGCCTACAGGCCGATACAAAATCTTGAAAAAACTGTAGCGCGACTGAAACGTTGATACACGTCCCAGAGAAAACGACTGCTTATCTTCTTCATACTCTTCAAGAATGTCTGTAGGTGGCTCGGAGTTTACATTTGCAAAGCCATCAATCCTTTTATAGACAACGCTTTTTATGCCAATTTCGGTCTGATCGCACTTACGATTGTTGGTAACTGTTGCAATATCAATTCTTTGCAAGTGCTGTCCAAATGGTGCATTGCCCTCAGCTTCAGGATCGTTATCCGCGCCAATGAAAAATCCAGCCCCGGCTTCGATGCAGGTAAACTTGTACTCTTTAGAGGGATCGCCTGACTCGTAAGGTTTAACCTTAGGCGCTTCCGTACATTTGATAATTGAGCTACCAAACGCATAAAGATCCCCAACGTTGATTAAGGAGTCGGTAACTGAAATGCGTTCATCAATCGCTGTGTTGATGTCTTCAACGCCGTGAGGCGGAAACAGTTTTGTGTCCTCGCGCTCAGAAGAACACTTAAAGGTCAATATGTCGTCAACGCTAATGTTTCGCGTGGCCGCTCCAGAAGCCACTGGGTCATACACGGTTGAGCCGTTACGTTCCAACAACACCATGCCTTGGCGTGAGCTATACGCCTTGGAGTGGCCTGTTCCTTTAGAGCCGTTGATCTTGGCGCGTTTTTCTATTAACGAAGCCTCGTCGTCAAAGACCTGAACGAGGTCATAAGGCGGAAAATACGGTGCGCCGTTTGAGATTGGAGAGTGACAACCAAAACTGCGTTGAGAGCTTGGCGTTCTCGCTCCACTCGTAAATACTCCGTCAGCTGCGGTAAGGCGGTCAAAGGCCAGATAAATATCGTCGTTGCCCTTTTCTGTTAGATCGCCAGCGAAAGAATCTGACTTAGTGACGCGCTGCGCCCTAGGCTCAGCCTTGTTATCCAGAAAATATGCTCTATACCGTGCTTCTTGGTAGCTACGCAAAAGCTGATCGCCAACTGCAAGACCCTCTGCATCGGGTGTCGCTCCAAGCCCCAGGCTGGACATGCCAAGCGCTGTAAGCATCTTTAGCTCTTGGTGCGAGCCCTTGCTAAGAAGTTGAGACCAGATAAGCAGGCCCTTGGCACGGATGCCACCAGTGCCTTTAGCGTCATCACGTCGGGCAAAAATCAACGGAATGATGCTACCTAACGTGGCAAGATCCTGTAAACCTTCAAAGCTATACAGCTCAGCAAATCTCGTCTGACCACGAACGTCTGGAGTTCGGATTGGAGCAGGACCTTCTTCAAGGCTGGGCGGTTTTGGCGCTAGCAGCACCGAGGCTGCTGTAAAAACAAAACTAAGAACAAGGGTTGCTATCTGCGCTGAAGTCAGCGGTTCACCTGTTGCACTGATCTCTGGAATAAGCGCATACTCTTGCCCTCGCTCTTTTGCCTTACAATCCGCTAATCGACAAAATTCCCAATACTCATCTAACGTCAGACCTAACGCATCAATAATTTGCTGCTCTACCGGCAGTAAAGAGCGACGGGAGTAAGAGCGCTGCAGGGGATCCATGTCACTCGACGGTCTTTGAATTGCAGCCATCCGCCTTCATAGAAAGAAGCCAACCCATAGCTGCCATCAAGGCAATGGATTAACCCGACTGTGCCCACTTTAGCGGTATCCGTCTTGTTGCCCCATAGCTCAAGCTGCTCCTCAAAAATCGAATAGTCCTTTAGACGCAACCGTCGATACCAGGCCCTTGTTGGCTCAGGAGAGCTAATCCCGTGCCACTGCAACACTGCTTTAGCCAAAGTGAGACAATCGGCAGCACCGTGCTTTTCAGGCACCGCTCCAAGCCTATAGGGCAGGCCAATTAAGCGGTACGGCTCCCTCAAATGTTGCTGATTCGAGCAGTGACAGGCAGCGAGCCCACTGTCTTCTCAAGCAGAACTTTGTTTGGCACGGATGCGCTGACCGCATCAATGCTTGTAATCAGTCGAAGCTGAATGCCTTCAGCGTTGTAATTCATGCTGGATACAAGCCAGTTTTCAGTCGTCAACGTTCTGCTTGGCAAGAAAGTAGTGGGATTCATCAGCACAGTGTTGACCTCTGCTGCCCAGAACTGAACTACAGCCTCATGTGCCAGCTCTAAGCTCAGCTGATTAGCAGCCAACGTCAACAGGCTTTCGATGTTGTCGCCTTGAGTTGACCGGGTGGCACCGTTGTAGATAAACGGCAAGTAGTCATACGACTCAGAGTCGTAGGTCAAGGCAGTTGTCGTATTGCTGTTCTGGTAGTGCCCCTTATCTTGCGAGCCAAGCGTGAACTTGACGAACGTTGTTATCGCTTCGATCGTCATACGCCAATCCTGCTGCGAATGCTGCGCTTGTTCACGAGGTCACTGTAAACACCCTGGCGTCCCAGTTCTGCACCACGCTTAGCAGCTTGATTCATGCCACGCTCAAACTCAGCAGCAGTGACGTAATCAACATTGTTAATTCGTTCCACGCTGTAGCGGACATCAACGACACCGAAACCGCCGCCCATTCCGCCTTCAGTTGACGCTCCATCACCCTCAGGGATAACAGCAGCGCCACGAGCGCCACGGGCGTAACGACCCATGGCTTCTGTCATCTTGCTAGCTGGAATGACGTACTCCGGCTGACCACCTTCGCCAATTAGTGCGTTTGTTGGCCCAGAAATGTAACCACCTTCCGCATAAGTATTTAAAGGAATTCGACCACCACCAACTGCTGAACCGCCCTCACCTTTAACAACGACATCGTTGCCAAATGGATTTCCTTGGCTGCCTGCTGAATCTGCAGCAAAGCCAGCAAACATGCGGGCTACGCCAATCGCGATGTAGGTCGCAATAATGTCTTTTGCTGCTTCCTGCAAAATTGATGCAATGTTGCGAAGGAAGTCAGCAAAAGCCTGTTCTGCAGTTTTTGTTCCTTCAACGACGGCGTACAGACTGTCAAACAAGCTGTCGGTAACGGGTTTGGCTAAAGCCAAAGCTTCATTAAATTGCTGTTGAGCAACAGTAGCTTCAAGAATTTGCGTTTCATACAGCTCATATTGATCACGAGCTGCTTTTAATTTTTCAGCTTTTTCTGTTAAGCCCCTATTAAGTGCATCTTGAATTTCAAGTTCTCTTGTTTGCAGCTCAAAATCAATTTCTTGTTGACCCAAGAATGCTGTTTTCTTAGATCCGCTAAATGGACCAGAAAACGCGCCAGGGAGCCCCGACTGTGCTTTTGCAAGCCGCATCTCAAGACTTGCTAGCGCTTTAGCAGCACTAATTTGTTCTTTAATTCTTTTTTCTGCTTTTTGAGCTTCAACATCGTTAAGACGCGCTTGCCTTACCTGCCCAGCAAGAATTTCTAAATCTTTTCGCCTTACCTCGTCTTTTACTTTAGAAATTTTTTCTAAAGTAACCAAGTGATCTGCTTCTATTACTGCACGCTTGCGAACAAACGGATCAATTTCTTCATATTGAGCAAGTTGTTTTTTAAGCCTTTGCTCAATACTGTCGCCGGTCTCGGCTGTAGTAAGAGGCTTGCCAGGATCAAAAAACTCAACACCAGCCATTAGCTCGCGAATTTCTTTTAACTTGGCAACAAATCTATCTAAACGTTCTTCTCTTTCTTTTAAGAATTTTGCGTCAAGTTTTTCAGCACGTTCCTCCCCAAACGCCTCAATATCAATTACACCACCGCCAAAACCAGCCGCAACAGATTGACGCAGCCGGTCCATAATAGTAATTTGCTTTGCCTGCTCAACCGCAATATCATGCTCAGCCTGCAAACGACTTTCAGCAAGCGCTAACTCAACCACTGAAGCGTCTTGAATTTTCAGCATATTGAGAAGTCTTTTTGCCTCTCCAACACCAATATCATCGCGTGTTGCAAAAATTTCTTTTGCAAGATCTAGCTCTGTTTTGGCTGCAGCAAGTGAATTAAAAGCAGATGCGTCGTCGCCAAAAATTGACGCAAGAGCTTGCTTGTCCGCAAAACTTTCAAATTCAGAAAATGCGGCTACAAGCTCTAATGCTTCGTCTTTAGTTACTCTTAACTGTTTGGCTAATTCTTTAACGTCTTTTGCAGAGCCTTGAGAGGCCGAGCCCAGCTTTACTGCTTTTGCATTAACTGCAGCCAATGCTTTGTTAAATTCTTCAGCTTCTTCAACAGCTTGGCCTATTGCCGTACCAACAATAGATAGTGCAAATCCAAACCCGCCTCCAATCGCTCCACCAGCTAAACCGCCAATTGCGCCGCCAGCAGCTGCAGCACCCCCTTGTCCAAACAACAACGGAAAGCCGCCACCAATTAAACCACTGCTAATTGCTCCGCCAAGTTTTTGATTACGTTGCTGGCGCTGAAGAGTTAATTGTTTTTCTTGTTCTCTTGTAAGTTTTTTATTTTCTAAAACCTCTTTTGTTACGGCTTGAACTTTTTGTCTACCCAACCTCAAGCTTTTTTGCTGCAAACGAGCCTTGCTTTCATCAATTGATTTTGATCTTTCTTCCATCTTGCCCAGCGCATTTTGAAGCTGCTGTCGATCACGCGCCATAGCAAACTGTTGTTTTCTGCGTGCTAGGCCAATTCGTCCTAAGTTTTCTTCAAGTTTTTGCTCTTTTTTTGATTGGTTTACTCTAAACTCAGCCGCTCTTTTTTTAATTTCAAGACTTTTTTGAGCCTTTGTTCGCTCTAAATCAGCATTTTCTCCTATTTTTTGCTGAACATCTCTTAAACCATCTAAAGTTTCTTTATTTGAGGCTCTAAGGGCTCTCCTTCTAACTGCTTCTAGTTTTGCAAATTGCGACTGCCTTTGACTTGCCGCTGAGCCCATAAGCGTTGGGTCGCTTGCTTGACCACTCTCTATTCTTTTTAAAGCTGCCGCTCGTTGCTCAAGACTTCGAGTAACTTCCCGGTTAGTCGTAATAAGATCTTTGCTTGCAGCAACAAAAGACTGTGTGCCTAAGACTGCTTTATTAAAATTCTTTTGCGATTCTGCTAGCGTTGCATTTAAATTTTTAACATTAGCAATAGCATCTTTTGTTTTGCCAGCCATTACAGCTAGCTTTGTGTTCTGCTGGTCAACAGCAGCTCCAGTCCTTTTTAGCTGATTACCAAGATCTTGAATTTTTTGCGCGTTCTGGACCGCAACCTTGATATTTACGCCGTAATCAGCCACAAGCCCAGACCAGAGACCTATTGGTCTACTTTACCTCCTACCAAGGCTTTGCGCTCCATGGCGCATTTTAGCCTGATCTTTAGCCTTTTCCTCTTGCTCGTTTTTTAACTCGTAGAAAGCCGCCCAACCGATCAATTCCTCTTGCGTCAAATGACGCGAAAGCTGGGCTACCGTCATGCCCAGCTCTTTTGCAAGAAAATAGATAAAAAACCAGTCGCTACTTGCTTTTCAAGTCTGCTTTAGCATCCTCCACCTTGTTTGACGCACCAGTACTAAGCATGGCTAGCTGAATATCCTGCAAAATTGCCGCTTCTACGGCGTTTTTTAGCGCAGCTTTTTCGCCGTCTTGAAACAGCCGCTTGCCGTCAACGTCCAAAGCCTTTTCAATCATCATTGCCAACGCAAAATCAGCGCTATCATCCTCGTTGGATTTTTTTTGAATTGACTCACGCTCAGCAATCGTTAAAGGATGCCAGTAGACCTCAAGCACCACCTCATCGCCATCTTTGACTTCATGCTTGTAAAGCTGGCTAACGCCAAACTTGTTGCGAAGCAGCTCAGTGGCACGCATAAAACATTGTCGTTTCAACTAATATACTATACAACTGCCGTAAACTGGCAAGAGATAATTCCTAGGAAATGAGGACGATCTTCAAGTTCTACAGAGCTGGGGCCGGTAACGTCTAAAACTCTTGGAGAGACACTAAACGTATCGGTATAGCTAGCAGCATTAACTGATGTCAAGCCGTCAATTACTGACTCACTAACTGCTGCAAGCGCTGCCGTACCAGCAGATCTAGGCACATAGACGTTGCATTGAATTACTCCGCTGTAATAGTCGGAAGCTGCTCCGTGGTTTTGGAGCGTTGACTGATTAAAGGTGACGCTCATTGACACGTATTTTTTGTTTTTGCTTGGTGTTGTAAATCGAACGTTGTCGTAAACCATCGACACCGTGGCATCTGCATCCACTACCGCATCAGTTACGGCTTTTTCAAAAGCAGCTCGGGCGTTTACAAGGGTCATGAATTTTTCCTCAAAACGCTCGTAGGTCGCTCAAGCATAGGCGTACCCTTCCTCGTTTCTGGAATCGCACCAGCAACTCTTGCCTTCGGAACAACGCCTGCCTTAATGCTGGCAAGAGCAGGATTTTCCCTAAACAGCTCTTCAATTTTTTCTTTGATGCTTTGGATGTAAGCAACAGTTAAGCCATCCTCTAAAGCGTAAGCCGCGTAATGCGCGGTATTGCCGATATAGACGGTTTTGTACTTTTTAAAATTAAAGTAATAACCATTTTTTCCATAACGTCGTTGAATTTCTCCCATATTTTTCTTGATGCCCCAGGGACTTTCTACGCCACCTTTGCCTGGAGTCGGCTTGTGGTAAACGTCGCTCCAAGGCAGCCTGTTTCGCCTGTTCCAGTCGCTTTTTTCTTGCGTCTCTACGGTAACGCCTGTATTCCCCTTGGCCTGCCAGCTAGACGCAAAATATCCCGTATAAACGGGGCTGTTCTCAGGTGTAGATAAATCGTCTACTATCCTGTTAATTAACTTGTTAAAGGCTCTGTCAAAGTACGCTTCGTAGTCGGTTTCAAAATCAAAAAGATTGTGATCTGCAGACTTAGCCATCAGAACACCACCTCCAAAATAAACAAATACTCTTGATCGCCTTTATAGGTGCGAATATCTGTAATTTGAGCAACACGGTTAGACCCTGCGTACTTCAGCGTTACCGTGTCTTCAAACGTTGGCTGATTGTCACCAATCTGATCGGGCGTCACATACAGCTTGCCTGTACGTTTTTCAGCTTCAGTCTCTTCTTCTGAACGCACAAACTCGATTGGTGCGTCAAACGAGTAGGTCGTATCGGTCGTCGTCAGCGCTCCAGTGCTGGTGTTGTACGTCGGAGATGCCTTGCGGGTGTACGTAATCGTGTGGTCAAACGACTTGCCCAAATCGGCAACAACCGACTTGGCAACGCTTTTGAACAGACTGTCGAGTGCTCCTGCCATCTCAACCCCTCACAGTACGGACCTGATAGCTCCCACTACCGCCAAGGCAGTAAGCACCAAGGTAAGACTGCAGCCAAGGATAAACATCAAAC